ACAAACGTAAGTTCTTCTTATGGTACTGTTGTAAACGTTGTTAAAAACGGATTGAGTGTATTACCTACATTAGTAACAAATACATCATCATCTTTAAAAGTAACAAATGCAAATCCGATAAGACAAGCAATATCAGCATCATCTTTTGATACTAATAAGATTGCAAGTGGATTTGATTTGATATTAAGTGTAATTGAAAATGGAACATCTGTTCTACCAACAATTATATCAAATACATCAGCAAGTATTAAGGTAACTAACACACCACAATTAATAAGTGGAAGTGCATCTGGAAGATTGCAAGGTAAATTAATATCATCATCTTTATCTTTGGTAATTGATGTTTTATTAAGTAATGGTACAAGCTCAATTGGGTTTAGACCATCGACATATCCGATAGCAAATACAAATGTAAAAATAAATTCGGCATATAACTTATTAGTAAGTAATTCTAAATTCATAGTTGATGAAACTATTGCTTATATGAGTTCATCTTGGAGTGGATTTGAATATACACAAAGTAAATGTGAAAGAGATTTGACTGGAATCCTTAGTGGTTCTGCATTTGACCTTTTATATGGTGGTAACTCCGCATCTTTGTTTAATGGTAAGTTCTATTTTGATTTCCCATCAAACGCTACTGGTTCTCAATTAGACCAAACAATTACGGCAATCAAATACGCAAGTGGATTGGCAGAAAAGGTGGTATTGAATACTCCTTTTACACATATATCAGCATCAATTAACCAACCAACATCGGCATCTTGGAATTCATTGAGAACTAACAAAGAATTTATACAAAGTGAATCAATTGCGTATCTATCAGCAAGTTGGGCTAAGCATGATTATAACGAAACAACTTGTAAGAGAGATATTGGATACATTATAGATGCAGTAGCAACTGATTTACTTTATGGTGGCAACGAAAGAAGTGTGATAGCAGGTAGATACTATTATGATTATCCATCTCAAGCTACAAACGCACAATTAGAACCAACATTGACTGGTGTAAGATACGCAAAAGGAACGGCTATGAACGTAGTTGTTAATAAGCAGATATTTACAGCATCTTTAGAAGCTCAATACGCATACGATTTAATAAAGGCTAATAAATTATTCATACAAAGTGAAAGTGTTGCATATGTAAACGTTAAATACCCTAACTTAGATTATAGTGAGAGTAAGTGTTATAGAGATTTAGGATATATCATTGATGGCGTAGCAACCGATTTACTTTATGGCGGTAACGAAAGAAGTAGAAAGAATGGGGATTACTATTATCAGTTCCCATCACAGGCCAATGGGTTTGGTTCGCAAGTAATTCAAACAACGGATGCAATTAAGTACGCAGCTAGATTTACAACAGCATCTATTAGTAGTACATTAATAGGAGCACCTTCTATTATACTTAATACTTTAGGAAATATTAAAGTAACTAACGCTATTCAATATATTTCAGCATCATCGGCAACTTCTACTGAAGCAACAATACTATCGGCATCAATTGCTATCGTAACAAACATAGTTGCTAACGGAACTGGTTCAGCAATAGTATCAGCATCATTAAGTTTACCAACTTCATCTTATACAACTGCGGTAAGTAATGATAATAGATGGATTGCATACGGAATACTAAAAAATAACATTTCATTCATACAGGATGAAACTATTGCATATTTATCATCATCTTGGTCAACGGCATCTTATGATGAAAGTAAGTGTAGACGTGATGTTGGATTAATTATAAGTGGAGCAGCTGAAGATTTGGTATTTAACTCAAATTCAGCATCTTTAGTAAATGGTGTATTCTATTATGATTTCCCATCACAGGCACAAGGAGCACAATTGAATCAAACGCTTGATGGAATAAACTACGCAAGTAAGTTAGCACAAAAAGTAATTCAAAATGTAACTTATGTAACTGCATCAGCAGTTGTATCAGCATCATACGCATTAATAAGAAAGAATAGAGAGTTTATACAAAACGAAACTATCGCTTATGTATCTTCTTCTTGGAGTACGGCATCTTACGATGAAGTAACTTGTAAAAGAGATGTTGGACATATCATAGATGCAGTTTCTACGGATTTATTATATGGTGGAAATGAAAGAAGTACAAACGCTGGGGTATTCTATTACTTATATCCATCACAAGCGCAAGGTTCACAATTACAACCTACATTAGCAGGTGTTAAGTACGCAGGACAAACTTCTAAGAATGTTGCGGCATCATTAACATTTGTGACAGCATCACAATTAGTATCAGCATCGGTTAATTTGTTGAGAAATAATAGAGAGTTTATACAAAATGAAACCCTAGCTTACTTAACTGCTAGCTGGAGTACATTTGAGTATGATAAAGATAAGTGTAAGAGAGATGTTGGTTATATCTTAGATGGTGTAACAACTGATTTACTATATGGTGGAAATGAAAGAGGTGTATTCAGCGGAGAGTTCTATTACAAATATCCATCTAAGGCAATTATTGAAGGAGATGGTGATGGTGTTGGGCAATTAGGACAAACAATTGATGGTATAAACTACGCAAGTAGAATAGCACAAAAGATTGTAAAAAATACATTGTTTGTAACAGCATCAGTAGAGGCATCGGCATCATTTGATTTATTAAGAAAGAACAAATCATTTGTAGCAGCTGAAACTATCGCTTATGTATCTTCTTCTTGGAGTGGTGTATATTATAACGAAACAACTTGTAAGAGAGATGTTGGTTACCTAATAGATGCAGCAGCAACGGATGTATTATATGGTGGACAAGAAAGAAGTGTTATAGCTGGACAGTATTATTACTTATATCCTTCTAACGCAATCAATAAAGGTGTACCATCAACTCAAAATCAATTAGACCCAACTCTTACTGGTATCAGATATGCTGGAAAGTTATCTAAAAAAGTAGTAATCAATCCAACTTATTTAGAACCATCTGCATCTTTAGTACTAACAGCAAAATTATTGACAGATAACAAAACGTTAATACAAAAAGAAACTATAACATTCTTATCTTCATCTTGGAGTAATTTAAAATATAATGAAGTAAGTTGTAGTAGAGATTTAGGATTTATCATAGATGCAATCAGAACTGACTTAGTTTATGGTGGCAATGAAAGAAGTATTGAAGCAGGTTCATACTATTATAAATTCCCATCCGTAGCAATTGTGGATAGTTATGGTGATAATAATGGACAAAAGAAGCAAACGATAGATGGTATTAACTTCGCAAGAGGAATATCTGAAAAAATTGTAGCAAATACTTTATTAACTTATTTAGCACCTGCAACTAAGAGAAGACAAGCGGCTGAAAGATTGAAATCTGGTAAGGATGAATTAAAACAAAGAGCAATTGGATATACAAATGGAGCATTTCCATATTTAGTATATAATGAGGCTAGTTGTTCACGTGATACTGGATTTATTGTAGATGCGGCTGTAACTGATTTATTATATGGTGGAAATGAGAGAGGAATCAGAGCAGCATCTTCATATTATGATGGTCAGTATGGAAGTGCAATAGCTGTGACTAGAGACCAGTTATTAGAAACATTGGAAACAAATCGTTATCTAAGAACTAGAGCAGAGTTTATAGCAGCGGGTGCACCATTAGAATCATTTGGTTCTCTAATTGTGGCAACTGGTATTGACTACTCTTATAATGGTAGTGGTGTAACGTTTAAAGCACTTCCTCCAAATCAGGGTGGTAGTGGTGTTGCAAATCCAATATTTGAAATTACCGAATTGGGTGGAGGTAGAATCTTCTTTACATCTGGTAATCAGGATGGTGACTTTAGAATTGGTACTGGATTGAGTATTAATCAGGCAACTGGTACTCTTGTGGGTAGAACATTTAGTAAATCTCTATTCTCATTAGTAACTCCGTTCTCATTAGCACTACAAATATAAAAAAAAATAAAAAAATAAAAAAATGGCAGAAGTTTTTGTACCCTTAAATCGGTTTCAGTCAGTAGTAACAGGATTGACTGGAGAACCTGATGAAATATATACAACACCAGCGGGTGTATCCTCGATTGTATTATCTTGTCAAATTACAAATAATAGTTTAGTAACACAACCTGTAACTATTTTTGTAACATCAAATAAAGAAATACCAGTACCTGAATTTAGCGATATATACAGTGGTAGTGCGTTTGTTACTTCTTCTCTATCTTTATTGAATTTTAGTGGTAGTTTTGCTAGTGCATCTGTACTACTTAATTCAAATAGACAATTTTTAAGAAAAGAAATAGCGGCATATACTTCTAATCAAAATAATTTATCAGAAACTCCATTTACTTTTATATCATCTTACTTTGAACAAAATACTTTGGATGATGTTGATGCAGTAAAGTATGATATTGCAAATAATACAACAATCAGAACAAGTAAAGCAGCAAAAGCTTACTTTGATAAAAATGGTGTATCTTTAATCGATTCAACTGAATATTCTGCATCTATATTTGCTTTGGACTATTTAAAAGTATTATCAAATCAAATTATAAAAAATCAATCAACAACTGGTTCTGCAGAATCCCCATTGTTATTTCAAAGTGGTGTAACGCAATCGGTATTAACCGGATTTGTAAATGGAACTGAATCTGGAATATCAGCATCCCTATATGTTGTTAATAGTTTAGTCGATGTTATTAAATCTACCATAGAAGCACCTGTATTAATAGAACAACAAGCGGTGAGATTGGTAACAAATGTAACAATTCCACCAGCGGATTCACTTTCACCGGTAGTTTCTGGTAAATTAGTGTTAGAAGAAACATATGGTTTCATAGTATCTGGTTCAACCGAATTAACAGTAGTCCTTTCTTTGCTAGAGAGTGCGAATGAATAACGATAATATTATAGATTAATATTTATAGTAGAAATTTCATATTTATAACAAAGCTAGCAAGAACTAATGGCAATAAGTAATCTATTAACGGGCAGGGTAAGGGTTGTAAGCCCAAAAAATGTAACATCTGATAGGTATCAATTCTTAGATTTATCTCAGGCTGAACCAAATTTGGGAGTACCACCCTTCTCTGCATCTCTATTAACTAATCCTGCGATAATAGTTTCCGATGACCAAGGTAATAGAGGATTTGCAAAAAAACTATTTTTAGAAGAATTTAGTGGGTCTTTTTCTGGTTCATTCCAAGGAGATGGTAGCAAATTAACAAATGTACCATCCGTTGTAGCTCCGTTTATAGCAAGTGGTTCGGCAACTGCATCTTTTAAATCAAATGGTCTTAATGTAAATACCGATACAATAATTGAGGGAAACCTCTATGTGAGTAAATCGATTATAGCAGACCAACTTATAGTAAATGTAATTTCATCTTCTATAATATATTCATCCGGTTCAAATATATTTGGTAACACCAATGATAATATACAACAATTTACTGGATCTGTAAGAATAGAAAGTGAATTAATTGGTAATAATATTACCGGTTCATCATTTACCGGTTCTTTTACCGGTTCATTTTTTGGAGACGGTACAAATTTATTTAACTTACCGAAAGCAACTAGATTAGCAAGTGGTAGTATAACGGCATCAGTTTCTCCGGATACCGGATTTGTAGTTTTATCAGAAATTAGTGGGTCAACGTTTACGGGTTCTTTATTTGTAAGTGGAAATATTACTATACCATCTGGTAGTGGATATTTTAGTGGAAGCGGTGAGGGTTTATTTAATATTCCTGAATCTGCATTATCGTTTTCTCCGTATAAAATCGTAAGTGGTAGTGTAACTGCATCGGTATCTCCTAATTTTGGATTTAGAGTAGAATCACAAGAAAGTGGTTCTCAATTTACAGGTTCTTTATTTGTAAGCGGTACAGTATCGGCATCTTTATTTAGAGGAGATGGTAGTGGATTATTCAACATCCCCGCATTAACATCGACGTTAATAGCAAGTGGTTCTGCAACCGCATCGATTTCACCAAACAAAGGATTTGAAGTAAATACTGCAGCAACTATTAATGATTTTTTAATAGTAACTGGTAGTGGTATTTTTAAATCAACTGTAACAGCATCAATGTTTAGTGGTAGTGGTAGAGGATTGTTTGATATACCTCGTTCTGCTTTAACTCCCGATGCATTAACAGCAACGATAATTGCAACTGGTAGTGTAACCGCATCAGTTTCACCTCAATATGGGTTTAGAGTAGAATCATCTTTAAGTGGTTCTCAATTTACTGGTTCATTATTTGTAAGCGGTGGAAATATACAAGTAGCAACCGGTTCGTTCTTTAGTGGTAGTGGTAGAGGTTTATTTGATATTCCACTTTCAGCATTAGCATCTCAGGTTTTATTAACTACGGTAATCGCAAGTGGTAGTGTATCTGCATCGGTTGCACCTAATACAGGATTTGTAGTAACTTCAATAAATAGTGGAAGTACGTTTACAGGTTCGTTATTCGTAAGTGGAAATGTTGAATTATTTACTGGCTCATTTAGTGGTAGTGGTGACAAGTTATTTAATATACCAATTTCCGCTCTTAGAGATTTAGACCTTTCAAGAATTTCAAGCGGTAGTGTAACTGCATCCATATCACCTGATTATGGGTTTAGAGTAAATACGTTTTCTACATTTAGTGGAAGCATGATAATATCAGCATCAACTGCATACTATCCACCTGAATCTTTGAATACGGTATTCAATGTAACAAATGATTCTAGTGCGGCTTATCGTTTTAACGGTGATTCTATAAACCAAAATCCAACATTAACGTTGGTTAGAGGTGTAACTTATACATTTAATTTAAATGCATCTGGCCATCCATTTTATATTAAAACAACTCAATCTAGTGGTACTGGAAATACATATGATACCGGTGTAACAAATAATGGAATTGATTCTGGTACATTAACATTTAATGTTCCACCAAATGCACCTGATACACTTTATTATAATTGCCAATTCCATTTATCAATGGGTGGCGTAATTAATATTGTAGATGCCATTTTACAAAGAGCTCCAGAAGTTAAGATTATAGGAGATGTGATTATTAGTGGTAGTTTAAATATAAGCAAACCTGCGATATTCAAAACAACCGTATCGGCATCTATGTTTACTGGAAGTGGTGCTGGATTATATGATATTCCTCGTTCCGCATTTACCGGTGATTCATCCAGAATTGCAAGCGGAAGTATAACTGCGTCTGTGGCACCTGATTATGGATTTAAAGTAGAAGCAGGAAATGTTGGTTCACAATTTACTGGTAGTGTTGATATAAGTGGTAGTCTTAGAGCACGTACTATTATATCTAATGAAATAAGTGGTTCTGATATCAGTGGTTCATTTCAAGGAGATGGTAGTAGATTAACTGGAATAGTAGTACCACCGCCAGTTGCAACCGCAATTGTTTCTGGTTCAGTAACCGCATCAGTTGCGCCTGATAAAGGATTTATTTTAACTTCGGTTGATTTTGGTTCTACTTTAATTGGCAACGTTACGATTAGCGGTTCTTTATTTATAAGTGGCTCTAGAGGTGTTGAATTATCTACCGGTTCATTTAGTGGTAGTGGGGCTAGATTATTTGATATACCTCGTTCGGCATTAACTCCTGATGCATTATTAACAACGGAAATCAAATCCGGTTCAGTAACCGCATCGGTTGCACCTAATAGTGGATTTGTAGTAACTTCGATAAATAGTGGTAGTACTTTTTATGGAGAATTAAGAGTTATTACCGGTTCATCTTTCTCTGGTAGTGGTGCTAAATTATTTGATATCCCAATTTCGGCACTTTCGAATTTAGATACATCAAAAATATTTAGTGGTAGTGCAACTGCATCAATTTCTCCAAATAGAGGATTTGAAGTATTTGCGGCAGTATCAAATTTCTCTGGTTCAATATCAGCATCAGTATTTAGTGGTAGTGGTAAAGGATTGTTTGATATACCACAATCTGCATTATCATCTGAAGTATTTAGAATAACAAGTGGTAGTGTAACCGCATCAGTATCTCCTAATTTTGGATTTGTTGTTAATTCTTTTCAAAGTGGTTCATCATTTAGTGGTAGTATATTAATTGATTCATCTTCATTCATATTTTCTGAAGGTACTTATTTAAGAAATATCCCACGTTCAGCATTAACACAAGATGCATTAATATCTACGGAAATTAAATCTGGTTCAGTTACAGCATCTGTTGCACCTGATTATGGGTTTAGAGTAATTTCAATTGAAAGTGGTTCTCAGTTTAGTGGAAGTTTATTTGTAAGTGGTGGCTACATCAGAGTTGAAACTGGTTCATTCTTTAGTGGAAGTGGCGAGGGATTGAGTAATATTCCAGAATCTGCTTTATCATTTAAAATTAATAGAATTGCAAGTGGTTCTGCAACAGCATCAATTGCACCTGATTATGGGCTTAGAGTAAACACATTCTCTACAATTAGTGGAAGTTTTATAGTTTCATCATCTGCAAGAGTAATACCTGATTATGAAATAGATAAGGTATTTATCGTAACAAATGATGGCAGTGGTTTATATAATATAAGTAATAAATTAGTAAGTGGCTCAAATCCAACTTTAACTTTAGTAAGAAATGTAAATTATACATTTAACGTAAATGCATCCGGCCATCCATTTTGGATTAAGACGGTAAATAGTACTGGTACTTCAAACGCATATACTACTTGGGTAGATAATAATGGTGAAGATGTTGGTAATGTAACATTTTTAGTTTCTGGTAGTGCACCAGATACCTTATATTATAATTGTCAATTACACTCATCTATGGCGGGTACAATCAATGTAGTAGATGCATTATACATACCTGCTGAAATAAAATTAATTGGTAATACAAAAGTTGAAGGAAATTTAACAGCATCAATGTTTAGTGGTAGTGGTAGAGGGTTATTTGATATACCGTTTGCAAACATAACAGGAGATGCATTTAGAATCGCAAGTGGTAGTGTAACCGCTTCGGTAGCACCTGATTTTGGTTTTAGAGTAGCATCATTTGAAAGTGGTTCTGATTTTAGTGGAAGCATTAGAATTGATTCCGCATCTTTCATTTATTCGGAAGGTACTTATTTAAGAAATATTCCAAGAGCAGCACTAACGGAAGATGCATTAGTATCATCGGAAATTAAATCGGGTTCAGTAACCGCATCGGTAAGTCCTGTTTATGGATTTAGAGTAATAACTCCATTCACATCTTCATTTGATGAGTTTAGTAATATATTCACTGCTTCAATCGCTTCTCAATTTACTGGCTCGGTTGATATAAGTGGTAGTTTATTTATAAGTGATATAAGTGGTGGTTTATTTATAAATTCATCTTCATTCATTTACGCAGAAGGTACTTATTTAAGAAATATTCCAAAATCGGCATTAACTCAAGACGCATTAATATCAACTGAAATTAAATCCGGTTCGGTAACCGCTTCGGTATCACCTGATTATGGGTTCAATGTAATTACACCATTCACTGGCTCAGAAGTTGGTTCTAGATTCACTGGTTCGGTTGAAGTTAGCGGTAGTATTAGAGCAACCGAATACATTTATGGTGATGGTAGATTTATTACCAACGTACAAGCAGCAGCGGCACCTTTAATAGCTAGTGGTTCTGCAACTGCATCTGTAACAAGTGGTGAAATATTCCAAGTAGTAACTACAAAACTTGGTGAACAAATTGGGTCCGAATTTACCGGTTCAATAGAAGTTAGTGGCTCAGTTGTTGTAAAAGATTATATATTTGGTGATGGTAGATATATTACAAATGTATTTGCACAAGCAGCCCCATTTATAGCAAGTGGTTCGGCAACTGCATCGGTATCAAGTGGACGTAGATTTATAGTAAAAACGAATGAAACCGGCTCATTAATAGGTTCTGAATTTACCGGTTCAATCGAAGTTAGTGGTTCAATTAAAGCAAGTACATTCTTATTTGGAGATGGTAGATTTATTACAAATGTACAAGCATCAGCAGCTCCGTTAATCGCAAGTGGTTCAGCAACTGCATCTGTAACAAGTGGTGAAATATTCCAAGTAATAACTGCAGTATCTTCTGGTTCATATCAATCTCAATTCACATCATCGGTAGCTATTAGTGGTTCAATAACCGCATCTCTTTATTATGGAGATGGCGGTGGATTATTTAACATCCCCCCGGATGCGATTGAAAACTTAGAATTAGAAAAAATCAATTCCGGTTCTGGTACTGCTATAATTGACCCTACTAAATTAAGTGTAAACGTACCAATAACAGCGGCACTTTATATAGGTGATGGTGGGGGATTATTTAACATCCCTGCTAATGCATTACAAGACCTTAAATTGGATAGAATTATATCAGGTTCAGTTCAAGCGGTAATATCTCCAAACAAAGGATTCGAAATTGGAACTAGAACGTTTGTTTCTGGTAATTTAAGTGTTAGTGGTGGATTATTTGTAACCGGTGGAAATGTATTATTATCATCCGGTTCAACTTATTATGGTGATGGTAGTGGTTTGACAAACATTAATATAGCTAACTTATCATTTGAAACATTCTTATTAAAGAGTGGTTCTGCAACTGCATCTATTTCACCTAATAATGGATTTGTAGTTAATACATCTTCATTTGTTTGGGGAGATTCGTATGTTGATAGAAATTTAAGAGCAAATAGTATAACTGGTAGTAGTTATATTTTCTCTCCATTAATTAGTGGTTCATTTTTAGGAACTTATAACTTCCAAGGACTAGGACCTACTGCATCTGTAGAATATGATATTTTAAGATATGATGAAAATAGAGGATATTTTATCCCTCAACCTGAAACGTCATTAACTGAAACCGTTTCATTTAATAATGCAAGTGAAATAACTATTGTACACAATTTGGAAATACTTTATCCAATGGTGCAAGTTTACGCTACTGGTTCGGAAGCACAAATTATACCATCCACCGTTGAATCGATTGATGAAAATACTATAAAGATTACATTTAGTGGATTGACAAGTGGGCATGCTGTAATTGGTAGCGGTGGTTCGTTGGTAAATGGTACGATACCTGGTGATAGAGTAATTGGTAATGTGTTATCGGCTTCATATGCAGTTAGAGCGGGTGTAGCTGAAAGTATTGTTGGATTTAATTCCGCATCGTTAGCAGCTTTGGGTGATTTAGAAAATTTTGTAAGAAATTCTCAAACAGCTTCGATGTCTGTATTTAGGGCGGTAAGTTCTTCTTACGCATTAACGGCATCATACGCATTAAATGCAGGACAAGGTGGTGGTACTGAATTATTTATATACCAAACCAGTTCATTGGTAAAAGCACAAGTAGGAAAAATTCATTTTACTGGCTCTGGTGTTAATGTGATATCGTCTGGTTCGGATGGGGTATTGGTAACCATATTAGGAGGTGGTGGTGGTGCTGGTGCTGGTGATTTACTTAGTTCGCAAACTTCTTCAATGAGTGTGTTATTTGCACAAACTGCATCGTTAGCATTCACTGCATCATACGCTCTATACGCTTTAAATGCGGAAGGGGTAAATACAGCATCATTTTTACAAGTAAATAAAGATAGTAATATAAACGCTAATTTAACTATTAGTGGTAGTTTAGGAGTTAGTGGTAGTGTATTAATAGGAACATTAGTTTCTGGTTCATCGGAGAATGTGGTAGTTTGGAATAGTTCAACGAAGAAATTAGAAACAAGAAATATAGCAGGCGTACAAGGTTCATCTGGATTAGATGGCTCGGCCGGTACATCTGGAACCGAAGGTTCTGCGGGTACTTCTGGAACATCTGGAACATCTGGAACCGAAGGTTCGGCTGGTACTTCTGGTACATCTGGAACAAGTGGAAGTGAAGGTTCTTCTGGAACTTCTGGAACGGAAGGTTCGGCAGGTACATCAGGAACTTCGGGAACTTCTGGTACATCGGGAACATCTGGTACAACCGGTTCTGAAGGAACATCAGGAACATCAGGTACAAGTGGCACAACGGGTAGTGATGGTACATCAGGAACTTCTGGAACTTCTGGAACTGAAGCTTCGGCTGGAACTTCGGGAACTTCTGGTACTTCTGGAACAAGTGGAAGTGAAGGTTCTTCTGGAACTTCGGGCACTAGTGGTACAAGTGGGTCATCTGGAACGTCAGGAACAAGTGGTACATCGGGAACTTCTGGAACTTCTGGTACTGCTGGAACTTCGGGAACTTCTGGTAGCACTGGTTCATCCGGGTCATCAGGAACTTCTGGTACATCCGGTACATCCGGAACTTCTGGTAGTGAAGGTTCTAGTGGAACATCAGGAACATCAGGAACATCAGGAACATCAGGAACATCTGGTACGGGTGGAAGTTCTGGTACAAGTGGTACTAGTGGTTCAACTGGTACTGCAGGTAGTGCCGGAACTTCGGGAACATCAGGAACATCTGGTACATCGGGAACATCTGGAACAAGTGGTGGAGCCGGTACGGATGGTACATCGGGAACTTCTGGTACTTCTGGTACTTCCGGTGAAAATGGAAGTAGTGGTACTTCAGGAACTTCGGGAACTGCTGGAACTTCCGGTAGTGATGGTATATCGGGTTCATCGGGTACTTCGGGTACTTCTGGAACATCTGGTTCAGCCGGTTCATCTGGAACGTCAGGAACAACTGGTTCTGCCGGTTCTAGTGGAACTTCTGGTAGTAGTGGTACATCGGGAACTTCTGGTAGTGAAGGTTCATCAGGAACATCTGGAACATCTGGAACGTCAGGAACTTCTGGTACAACCGGTAGTGATGGTACATCAGGAACTTCTGGTACATCCGGTTCGGCAGGAAGTTCTGGAACATCAGGAACTTCTGGTACAACGGGTAGTGATGGTACATCAGGAACTTCAGGAACAACTGGTTCGGATGGAACGAGTGGAACATCTGGAACATCAGGAAGTGATGGCACTTCCGGAACATCGGGAACTTCTGGTACAACTGGCTCTGCTGGTACAAGTGGAACATCAGGAACTTCTGGTAGTGATGGAACATCGGGAACTTCTGGTAGTGATGGAACATCAGGAACTTCTGGAACTTCTGGAGTTGGTACTGATGGAACGAGTGGAACTTCTGGAACTTCTGGAATAGATGGCTCATCTGGAACATCTGGTAGTGATGGAACATCAGGAACTTCTGGTACAAGTGGAACTTCAGGAACAAATGGGTCTGAGGGAACTTCGGGTACTTCTGGTATAAATGGTACTTCGGGTACTTCTGGAACAAATGGTACATCTGGTACTTCTGGAACTGATGGGACAAGCGGAACATCGGGTACTAATGGCTCGGAAGGAACTTCTGGTACGAGTGGTATAGATGGCTCATCAGGAACTTCAGGAACAAATGGTAGTAGTGGAACTTCTGGTAGTGATGGAACTTCTGGTACTTCTGGTACGAGTGGAAGCGGCGGAACATCGGGAACATCGGGAACTTCTGGTATAGACGGAACATATTTTGGTAGTAGTGGAACTAGTGGAATAAGTGGCACGGATGGCACGAGTGGTACATCTGGAATTGATGGTACATCGGGTACAAGTGGTACATCGGGAATAGATGGTACATTCTTTGGTAGTAGTGGTACATCAGGAATAAATGGAACTGATGGAACTTCAGGAACATCTGGTAGTGATGGTACATCTGGTACATCTGGAACATCAGGAACTTCTGGAACATCTGGAGTTGATGGTACAATGTTTGGAAGTAGTGGTACAAGTGGTACATCTGGTGAAAGCGGCACAAGTGGAACTTCTGGAGTTGGTACTGATGGAACGAGTGGTACATCCGGAACTTCAGGTGCAGATGGAACGTTTTTTGGAACAAGTGGGACAAGTGGTGCGGATGGAAGTAGTGGTACGAGTGGTGCCGGTTCATCTGGAACTTCTGGAACTTCTGGTACCTCTGGAACATCTGGAGTTGATGGAACATTCTTTGGCAGTAGTGGTACTAGTGGTGAAAGTGGAACTAATGGAACTTCTGGAACATCTGGAATAGAAGGTACATCTGGTACTAGTGGAACTTCTGGGTTAGACGGAACATTCTTTGGTAGTAGTGGAACGAGTGGTTTAATTGGAACGGACGGAACATCCGGAACATCGGGGGCCAGTGGTTCATCTGGAACATCTGGCACATCAGGAACTTCAGGATTTGACGGAACATTCTTTGGTAGTAGCGGAACATCAGGAACTTCTGGTACTTCTGGTACATCGGGAGTTAGTGGCTCATCTGGTACATCGGGTACTTCTGGAACATCTGGTGTTAATGGTACAATGTTTGGTAGTAGTGGAACTTCTGGTACATCCGGTACATCGGGAACTTCTGGTGAAAATGGTAGCAGTGGCACATCCGGTACATCTGGAACATCTGGTGTTAATGGTACAATGTTTGGAAGTAGTGGTACGAGTGGAGAGAGTGGTACATCGGGAACATCTGGAGAAAATGGAACAAATGGAGTTAATGGTACATCAGGAACTTCTGGAACTTCTGGAACATCTGGTGTTAATGGTACAATGTTTGGAAGTAGTGGTACATCGGGTTCAAATGGTGCTACGGGTACAGCTGGCGCAGATGGTTCTTCGGGAACTTCTGGAACAAACGCTCCGGGATTTTCATCCGGAACTTCGGGAACTTCTGGGGTAAGTGGTAGTAGTGGTAGTAATGGTGCAGCTGGTACATCTGGAACAAACGCACCAGGATTTTCATCTGGCACAAGCGGTACAAGTGGTGCAAGTGGTTCGGCAGGAACTTCCGGAACAAACGCTCCGGGATTTTCATCTGGTACATCAGGAACTTCTGGAATTAACGGAACCGGTGGAAGCGGAGGAACGAGTGGTACATCTGTTCCTGGTGTAACATCGGGAACATCGGGTACTAACGGATTCCCAGTTACGGGAACAACTAATAATGGAGTACTTACTTATATAGATAGTCCAGTTGGTTCTCAAGTAGAATCTAATTTAACGTTTGATGGTACTAATTTATCTGTAACGGGAAATATAGTATCTTCTACCTATATAAGTTCTACAACATTTAGAGAAACATATTCAGACCAAGGAACTGGAGGAAGCATAACATTTGACCTATCAACTGCAAATAACTTTAGAAGACAATTTAATGGTACATCTACGATTGCATTTTCAAATCCACCAGTATCAAACGCATTTGGGTTTACTTTAGTGGTTGTAAATGCGGGCTCATATTCTATAACATGGCCAGCTGAAATTGATTGGGTAGGCGGAATTGCTCCTATATTAACATCATCCGGTGTAGATGTTTTAGTATTCTATACTTATAATGGTGGTGGTTCGTATTACGGATTTGTAACCGGTAAAAATTTAAGTTAATAAAGTTATGAGTATATTTAGAAGATTGATATCATCAGATTCATCGCAAGTTTTTCCCTTTGTATTTAAAGTTACAACAACAACTGCAAGTACTGTATTTACGTGTCCTTTGATTGATTATGGTGGATTGACACCATCGTTATATATAGATTGGGGTGATGGTAGTAGTTCTCCATTAATAACTGTATCGAATTCCGTAAATAGAATCCACACTTATACTAGTCCCGGAACATATAACGTAACTATAACTGGATTTATGCCAGGTTTTGCAGTAAATAATAATTCGGCAATTAGAACTCTTATAACTGAATTAGTTCAATGGGGAATTGTTGGATTAAGAAGTGTAAATTTTTATGGTTGTTCAAACTTAACAGCGATACCTGGAAGTGCATCATTGAGTGCAGTAGGTGGTTATACTGGTTTAGATGAGATAGTTACTTTTTCTAATTTTATGAATGGTACTAGAATAACATCAATACCTTCGGATATATTTGATTATTCACCAAAAGCAACAACATTTAGTAGTACATTTGCATCAATACCAACAATAACATCAATACCAACTGGATTATTTGATAATGTTCCTTTGGCAACATCATTTGCATCTTGTTTCTTTGCATGCCAAGCTCTAACAACAGTACCATTAACATTATTTGACCAAAATGTAAATGTGACGAGTTTTTCTGGAACATTTAGAAATTCTAGAGCAATAGTTGATGTTTTACAATTTACATATAATACAGCAGTAACAACTTTTAGTAATTTATATAACATGAGTTCCACAACAAATGCTTTAACAGGTACCGCTCCTGAATTGTGGAATAGAGTACCTGCACCAGCTGGAACTGATGCATTTAATAATTGTACTGGATTAACAAATTTCGCATCAATACCTATAAACTTTAAATAATATGTACTTACGAATTATAAACGATACGATTAATTATCCATATACTATTAACGAATTAAGAGGAGCATATCCAAATGTAAGTCTTCCTGCAACTATTACTGATGAATCTTTAATTGAGTGGGATATGTATGTAGTTCAACCAACCCCAATACCAGTTGACTATACAAAAAATATTACGGAAGGAACTCCTACTTTAATTGATGGGTTTTATTATAAAAGTTGGGTAGAAACGGACGCTACATCAGAAGAAATTTCATATCGAATAGAAAATCAATGGGAAACAATACGAATTCAAAGAAATGAATTATTGACAGAATGTGATTGGACACAATTATCTGATATCCCATCCGAAACAAAAGAGGCTTGGACACTATATAGACAAGCATTACGAAATATTACAACACAATCCAATCCTTTTTCTATTAACTGGCCTGTGAAACCTTAAAAGGAAATTATTTTATATTTATACCTATAACAAAAAGTATATAGATATAGATGATTATACATAGTCCAATATTTTCGGGTTCAATTACACAAGCTTCATCTGCTTACGCAAATTTAAGTGGTTCATTTACGGGTTCTTTAACCGGTTCATTTAAGGGTACAATTGATGTGCAACAAGCATCATTTGCTAACTTAGATGTAACTAATAGATTATCGGTTAGTGGTTCAATTAATATGACTGGTTCAATGAATTTGACTGCGGGTGGGTATTTAGTGGACGGTGTAAACGTATTAGATTCAGCAATAGCTTTTGCAATAGCATTAGGATAAAAATAAATAAAAATGGCAAATACATTTAAAAATAGTATAACAGGTTCAATCGGGACAAACGGTGTTAAAGTATATGAATCTCCAGCTGCAACTTCTGCAACAATAATCGGTGTGAATGTGGCAAATGCAGCATCACAAAATATTTCAGTAAGTGTAATGATGCGAGATACTTCTGGAAATAAATGTGTATATTTGGTAAAGGATGCTTTGATAGTACAAGGTGGTTCAAATATAATGGTAGGTGGTGAACAAAAGATTGTATTAGAAGCAACGGATTTTCTTTCGGTAACATCTTCGTTAGCAAATTCAGCAGATGTAATTGTTTCGGTATTAGAATTGACATAATAAAAAGATATATTAAATGGAGTTTAACGGAAAAAGTCCTAATGGGTTAAATCAGACTAGTGTAAATAGTGTATCACTTTTTGTGAGTGGAGCATCTATATTAAATGCATCATCGGAATCTGTAAATGTTGTAGGAAACTTTAGTGCTTCCGGAATACAAACAAATTTAATTGGAGTAACTAGTGGGTCTTCATTACAAATAAACGCAAATACACAAGTTAGTGGTTCTATTACCGCATCTTTATTTAGAGGAGATGGTAGTGGGTTATTTAATATTAGTGCGGCATCAATTGGCGATATAGATAGATTAAAATCAGGTTCAGTAGTAGCACAAATTTCACCAAATCAAGGATTAAGAGTTAATACTGGCGTTACTGTAAATGATTTTTTAATAGTAACTGGAAGTGGTATTTTCAAAGGAGATATTAGTGTAGCTGGTAAAATAACATCTACTGAAATACATACAACATACATTTCATCATCTGTAATATATTCATCTGGTTCAAATAAATTTGGCGATTCTCAACTCGATAAACAAGAATTTACTGGTAGTGTAGCAATTTCAGGTTCTATGTTTGTTACCGGCCTCCAAGCTGATAATGTAACAAACGAAGTATTGGTTATTAATACCGCAACGGGAAAGATAGGAACTAAATTTGCAGCAGCAACTTCTGGTACGTCTGGTACATCAGGAACTTCTGGTACAACTGGTAGTGAAGGTACTTCTGGTACTTCTGGTACATCAGGAACTTCCGGTAGTAGTGGTTCATCAGGAACTTCGGGAACTTCAGGAACAAGCGGAACTTCTGGTAGTACGGGTTCTGCCGGTACTTCTGGAACGTCTGGCACATCAGGTACATCCGGAACGTCTGGTACATCGGGAACATCTGGAATCGATGGCACATCGGGTACTTCTGGCACAAGCGGAACATCCGGAACATCCGGAACTTCAGGTAGTACAGGTTCTGCAGGTACAACGGGCTCGGCTGGTACATCTGGAACTTCTGGAACATCAGGAACTTCTGGAACAAGTGGAGAAGATGGTTCATCAGGAACATCTGGTTCAGCTGGGACAAGTGGTACTAGTGGAACTTCGGGAAGTGGTGGTACAACTGGTACTGCCGGCTCAACCGGGTCTTCTGGTATAAGTGGAACAGCCGGTACAACTGGTTCGGCAGGTACATCTGGAACTTCTGGAACTTCTGGAACAAGTGGTACTGCTGGTAGTGGTGGTATAACTGGAGCCGGTGGATTGGGTGGTACGAATGGTAGTGGTGGAACAAGTGGAACGAGTGGAGCGGATGGTAGTAGTGGAAGTAGTGGTTCTAGTGGTACATCAGGAACTTCGGGAGTAACCGGTGCAGGTGGAACCGGTGGTTCAGCTGGTACATCAGGAACTTCGGGTACATCAGGAACTTCGGGTTCAGCTGGTACATCAGGTTCAGCTGGTACATCTGGTGCAAGTGGAATACAAGGTTCATCTGGTTCGGCAGGTACTTCAGGTACTTCAGGTACTTCTGGAACTTCTGGAACTTCTGGAACAAGTGGTTCGGATGGAATACAAGGTTCATCTGGCTCGGCCGGTACTTCAGGAACATCTGGAGTAAGTGGTACCGGTGGAAGTAGTGGTACTTCAGGAACATCTGGAGTAAGTGGTTCAGCTGGAAGTAGTGGTTCATCTGGAACATCCGGAGAAAGTGGTTCATCTGGAACATCCGGAGTAAGTGGTTCGGCAGGAAGTAGCGGAACTTCTGGTACATCAGGAACTTCAGGAACTTCAGGAACATCTGGTACATCAGGAAGTAGCGGAACATCTGGAGAAAGTGGTTCGGCGGGAAGTAGTGGAACTTCTGGTACATCAGGTTCAGCTGGAACAAGTGGGTCTTCTGGTACATCAGGAACTTCTGGTACATCAGGAACAAGCGGAACATCAGGAACTTCTGGTTCATCAGGAGCTTCCGGTTCATCGGGAACTTCTGGTACAAGTGGTTCGGCAGGAACTTCCGGTACAAGTGGAACTTCTGGAACTTCTGGTACAAGTGGTTCATCTGGAACATCTGGAACACGCGGTACATCAGGTACTTCTGGTTTATTAGCATTAACTGGTACAACTGATAATGGTGTAATTACATTAAACGGAACTGCACCAAACGGAACTGTTGAAGCAAATTTAAAATTCGATGGTAGTACATTGACGGTAACTGGAGATGCTACAATTAGTGGTAACTTAACTGTTAGTGGTACTACAACATATATTAATACAACAACTTTAAATGTAGGTGATAATATCATTACACTTAACGCAGATATTGGAGCATCAACTACACCAACTGAAAATGCTGGTATAGAAGTTAAGAGAGGTAATGCAGCAACAAAACAATTTATTTGGGATGAGGGAAATGATAGATGGTCATTTGATGATAACGTAAACGTAAGTGGTAACGTAGTTCTTAGTGGTACAATAGATACTGGATTAGGTGCAACTGAAGTTTATTTAATGAACCAAAATATCAGAACAACGGATGCAGTAACTTTTGCTACGGTTAATACCGGACAAGGTGCTAACGAATTATATGCAATGGACCAAAACGTAAGAACTACGGATGGTGTAACATTTGCAACCGTAAATACCGGACAAGGTGCTAACGAACTATATGCGATGGACCAAAATGTTCGTACAACTGATACTGTAAGATTTGGTAAAGTAGAAATTGATGGTGCATCGAATTATATAGATACAAATGGAGGATATTTTAGTATAACATCTGCGGGTAATGAAATAACGCTTGGGGGCACTGCAAGTTCTATGTATATTAATTATCGCGCGGCTTTAGGTGGAACTCCAACTTCATATATTTGGAACGCGGGTACTCCATCTACATTTGCCAATCATACGATGGGTAGAATAGATGCGGATTCTCTATACGATAGAAATGATACGACTTTTTATATAAATCCAGCTGGAACTTCAAAGGCAAGTACAATAAATGTAGATAATCTTAATACTGGTAACTACGTTAATATTGGTTATACAAATAATAATGAATCAATATCAACTACATCATTTAGAGGTATAGATTTTCATACAACTAGTGATTTTAACTATTATATTGGTAAGCCGGCAGGTGCTTGGACACAACCATTACATATACATTTTTATACTGGTATAAGACTTCGTTCTCATCATTCATACGGTGGTACTCAATTTTATAATATAGCAAATAGTGTTGCTGTTGCAAGTTTCAACGATGGTGATAACCACTTTAGAACTTTCTACAATAGTTATTTGGGTAATAGTAGTGGTGATTTAACTTGGGTTAATGATACTCTATATGTCGGTGCAAGTGATAGTGGAGATGCTGAATTCCGTTTTGGTGAAGATAGTAGTGGTTGGTATGGTGATAGATGGTATTGGGATAGTGCGTATAATGTATATCGATATAGTAGATATGCCGGCACCGATTCTTTAATTCACTATCATGATACAAGAGATGCTGCGAGAATTACTTATGGAAGAAATATTGTATTTGATGATTTTGGAAAAGGTATAGTTGGAAATTATGATTCCGTTAGATTGCAAGCCGTATTTGCTATGGGTGACTCTTATAAAATGGCGGTAAATGGATTGGCAACTAATAATATGTATGGCATCGCATGGTCTCATCCAAATGCAGGTGGTTTGGGTGGTGCGAATAATTTGAATGACCATGGTTTGTTAATAATAAACAATGGTTCTTTTAGAGCATCGATTTCATCTCGTATAGTAGCATCGGAAGAAGTTAGAGGAACACTATTCAGAGATTATACTGATACTGGATATTTTTTAGATCCTGGTACAAGTGCAACTTCATTAAGAATAGCAGGTGGTATAAAACAAAATAACTTAGTAGGTAGACCTTACGCAGTTTGGGGAGCCAGCAGTAGTACAACTGGAGCAGTTGTTATTAAATTTCCTGGTAATACTAGTAACTATGGAATGATACATGCGGTTATTGACATTTATGAATATAACGGAAATAATGCATGTACTGTAATAGTTGGTGGACATAACTGGAATGGTGCTTGGTATAATTTCGGAGCAACTCTTGTAGGATATACCGATAAACCAATTAGAGTTGGTGTTAAAGATGGTAAATATTGTATCGTAATTGGTAACGGTTCATCTGGTTGGTCTTATGGACAGGTTGTTCTTCGTAAAATACAAAATGGTTCATATTATAGTGGAGTAATGGATGTTGCGGAAGGATATACTGCAGCAATAGAATCAGATTCCTACTCATATATATCTAGCAATTTAAGTGGATTTAGAAGTACAACAATTCAGGCTACTTCGGCAATGTATTCTCCAATCTACTATGATAGTGATGATACTACATTTAGAATAGATGGTGATAATACGTCTGTTCTTAGAAGATTACAAGTACGTCCATCGGGAGGTAGTCCAGGTGACTCTATACAAATATATTCATCTGGAGTACATCAATATCCACAAATTTATTCTGATGGAGCTCTTGAAGCAATGTGGAATTATAGAAATACATATGCACAATGGTATGTTGGTTTAAGAACAACATCTCAATTAGTTGGTATTACTGGTTTCCATTTTTATAATACAACATATGGACAAACCGTTGGTGGGTGGAGTATCGATGGAATTGGATATGCAATATCTTCATTTAGAGCACCTATATTCTATGACCAAGATAATACTGGTTATTATTTTGATGGAAATGGTACTACTGTAATGAACGTATCATACAATTATGGTAGACATTATTATGATAACTATTTAGTAAGCCGTAACGAAGGTGGTATGATGGGTAGTTATAATTCAACCGGAACTGCTTCTAAAGTAATTTGGACAATCGGTGAGTCTTGGCCAATTGGTAATATGTACGGATTAGGATATGAATATGCTAGTAGTACATTCTTACCTGGTGACCCGCATGTTATTGCATTAAGAAACAATGGTAGTACCTATACTAGATTACAAATGAATGGTGGTATTTACACCACTGGAGCTATATATTCAACCGCGGCATTATATTCACCAATATACTACGATTCGGATAATACTGGATATTATGTGAATGCAGCTGGTACAACAAACCTTGTTTATTTAGTTGTTGCAAACGGAAACTCTATTCAACATAACGCATATAATAACAATGGTTCATTTATGATGAATAACGCATCTACCTATTGGGGTATGATTAGTAACGTATCTGCAAATGACTGGAGATTGGGTTATGGTGGTGGTAACTCTATTGTTGGTTGGAACTTAAGATGGGATAATGGTAGTACTGCTTGGGCACAAAGTTTCCAAGCTAATATAATGTATGATGCCCAAAATACTGCATATTATATAGACCCTAATGGTACATCTTATTTAAGAGGTAGATTAGAAGTAGCTGGTGGCCACTACGATTCATCTCTTAGAATTATTGCTAGAGGAAATGAAATGGGTACTGGTGTACCATCTTATTTACAAATGTGGGTATCTGAACCTGGTGTGACTTGGAATGATGGTGGTTTTGGATTTAACGTACATAATAATGGTAGTGGTCCTGGTGGATTTGATAGAATAAATACGGGGCAGGGACAAGCATATATGAGGTTTACTTCAGCTGGTGATTGGTATTTCTATAACACGAATACATCCGGTACTAGAGTTACTAATATGGAAATGTACCCAAATAATACGGTATATTTTAATAACTATGCAACTGGTGGTAACTCATTAAGAGCACCAATATTTTATGATTCAAACAATACTGGATATTATGTAGACCCAGCTGGTACTGCTAGATTAAGTTATGTATTATCAAACGGTGGTATTAGAGTTGATTCAAACGAACACATTTATTTGGATTATAACTACGGACAAACTATTTTTGGAGTTTATACATCAACTAGATATCAGGGTATATTCTCAATGGGTACTTCTTGGAGACTTCCTGTTGATGGTACATCTCCTGGTAACTTATATGGATTATCTTGGTCACATCCTAATGCCGGCGGACAAGCTGGTTATTTGACTGACCACGGATTGTTAGTAATGGTTAATGGTTTAACATACGCAGCACTTACAAGCACAGTTTGGGCAAGAAGTGATATGAGGTCACCTATTTACTATGACCACGATACTGGATACTATTTCAATGGTAATGGTGATAGTAACTGGCAAGGTTTGACCGATTATGGTAAAATGAGAATTGGATTGACCGGTAAAGGTAACTACCGTAGAAATGATTATACTGGAGATACTAATTATTGGATAGGTTCTATGGGATGGGGAACTACTGATATGAACTCAGTAGCGGGATGGGGTTCAGGCTTTATTGATTCTTGGTCAAACCCAGGTAATCAGCCGAGTGGTACATCGCATTGGGTTGGTACACAAGCTTTCCATTATGCGGCTGGTGGAAATAATAACACTGGTTGGCAGTTGGTTGGTGGACCGATAAGTAACTTAAGATTTAGAAGTGCTTGGAGTGGTTGGAGCGGTTGGTGTACTGTTGCAATGCATGACCGTAATGATGGTAGTGGTGGACCTTTATATGCAGGGTATTATGCCGATAGTAACGATACTGGATATTATTTAGACCCTAACTCAACATCGGATTCTGCTTTAAGAATTAGAGGCGGTACTCTACATGGACCTAACCCAACTTGGGGAGCATATCTTTATGTTGGTTCTAATGGTAGACCTAACTCATACGCATCTGTTGTGACAACTAATGGTAACTTACACTTAGATTGCCAAAACGGATATGAAACTTATATCAACCACTATTCTGGAAATAGAACGTATCTTTATGAGATAAGAACAAACTTTATTTACGATAGAGATGATACTTCATACTATTTAGACCCTAATGGTACTTCACAATTAAGTAGATTTGCACAAAGAACACATGCCGCGATAAATAGGGGTTATCATTGGAATACCCCTAGATTTGATTATACTGGTGATACTAACTATTGGACAGGTACTTTCGGTTGGGGAACATCTGCTGGAAACTGGGATAATGCTTGGAAAGCTGGTTTTTCTGGATGGGATATTTGGGGTGGTGGAACTGGTCACCCTCAAGGTGGTGGTTACATTCACGCTCAAGGTATTGTATCCGGTCAACACTATGCAACATCGGATGGTGGTGCGGCGTATGGTTGGATGATGGTAGGTGCCGGTGATGCAACCGCAAATAGATATTGGGCAAGAGGTAAATGGGGTGGTGGTACATCTGGATGGTTAGAATTCGTAATGAGTGGTTCTAATCCTGGATATACATTGTACGCATATATAATGTATGATGCAAATAATACTGGATATTATAGTGACCCTAATGGTGATTCTCGTTTAAGCGCAATATACATAGACCAGGGTTATAACTACGGATGGTGGAGAAACTATGGTTGTACTGGATTGTATAACCAATCATATGGTAGAGGTATATGGGCAGCTGAATGTGGTGGAAATTCTTATGGTAACTATACAACTTACGATGGTGGTAGAAATGGCTGGCAAGGTTGGGGTATTGGTTCTAGACACTGTTTAATGAGTACCGGTGGTGATAACATTGGTATACATGATAATAGTAGAAGTTGGTTGTATTATTGGGGTGGTGATTATCATAGATTCCAATATGGATATTTCCAAGCGGATGGCTCTATAAGAAGTCCGTTATTCTATGATAATAACAATACGGGATATTATATGGATGGTGATGGTAGTTCTCGTATGTTTAGAATTAATGCAAACCAATTATACGCATACGAATGGGTATTCTGTCAGGGAAATATCATCGCTTACTATTCTGATGAAAGATTAAAAACAAAAGTTGGCAAGATTGAAAACCCAATAGAAAAGATTTCTCAATTAAATGGTTTCTATTATGTGAACAATGATTTGGCAAAATCAGTAGGATACACCGATGAAAAAGTACAATTGGGTCTTTCAGCACAAGAAGTTCAAAGAATACTTCCTGAAATTGTAACATTAGCGCCATTTGATACTGAATTTGATTCGGAAGGTAACGTGATAGGTTCTAAGAGTGGTGAAAACTATTTAACAATCGATTATGATAAATTAGTTCCACTTTTAGTAGAAGCTATTAAAGAACAACAGGTTATAATTGACAAACAAAAGAACGATATTTCTGAAATTAAAGAAATGTTGAAAATCTTAACTAACAATAGATAATAATTATTTTTTAAAAATAATATATTTATACAATATAAAACACAATATTATGGGATTAACATACGAATGGAAACTAACAGGCCTTAAAAAGCAAAACGCTGACAATATCAGCGATGCGGTTGTTGGTACACAATGGAAACTAACCGGTACGGATGAAGATGGTAATTTTGGAACATTTAGTGGAGCAACTCCATTTAAAATTTCGGAAATTAACACAGGTAGTTTTACCGAATATAGTTCTTTGACAGAAGAGCAAGTACTTAGTTGGGTAAAAAATCACGTAAGTGGTGGTGCTGCAAGTAATTATATGGAGCATATCAATGGACAAATTCAAAAAGAAATAGCTAGTAAAAAATGGACTAAGCTTGAAGTTAATGAAGCAGACTTGCCTTGGTCACCTATATCTGGTAGTACAGTAGCTCCTACTGTTAATGAACCAGCTCCGGTTGATTAATTTAATCGAAACTAAATTTTAAATATCCAAAGTGCAGATTTAATAATAAATTTGTGTTTTGGATATTTTCTTTATATTTATATGAGTATTAATGTAGGTAATAATTAATACACACTTAAAAATACAAATAGCACAAATAAAATGGCAGAAAGAATCGTATCACCCGGTGTATTCACAAGAGAAAATGACCTTTCCTTCTTATCGCAAGGGGTAGGTGAAATTGGAGCAGCGTTTATAGGACCTTTTAAACAAGGACCGGCGTTTATCCCAACAATTGTTAGAACACAATCAGAATTCGAAGAAATTTTCGGAACACCTGATGGAACTTATTATACTGAATATGCAGTACAAAATTATTTAAGAGAAGCTGGTAGTGCAACTATCGTAAGAGTAGGCGGAATTGGTGGTTACCAACAAGTAGCACCTTTAGCGATATTCGCATCGGGTTCATCCCTACAATCAGTAGGTACTAAATTAATTGGTTTATTGCATTCAACTAAAGCAGGTGATGAAGGAGTTGGTTTTACCGGAGCAACTGTTGTTAGCAATGATGCAACCGATGGTTCATTTGTAATCAACACATTAACTGCGGGAGTAAACGTATCAGCATCAATCCTACCATCAGCAACAAACGATTTATCCGATGTATTTGGTGAATCTCCATTTGGAGCAAAAACAGCATACGCATATTCATATTTTGAAAACGTAGCTGGATATTATACTGGTTCTGCTGGAAACAACATCGTAATAACTAGAGTGGTATTACCAACTCAGAATTTCGCAAACGATGCAACTGAAGCACAAACTCCAACCGTTAAATCTCAATTAATTAGTGGTGAAAGATACGATTTATTTAACTTTGTAACTTTAGGACATGGTACATTATATAATACTAAATTCAAAATCGGTATTTCTAATGTAAAGGCAGCTGGTGAAGATGGTTCAACTGATTATTCTACGTTTACGGTAACAATACGTTCATTTAATGATACTGATAAGAGAAAGACTGTAGTTGAAACATTTAACAATGTAAATTTAGATGCAGCATCTCCTAACTATATAGCTAGAAGAATTGGTGATAGATATAATACAATCGACAATGCTGGTAAAATAACTGAAAATGGCGATTATTCAAACAAATCAAAATATGTAAGAGTAGTTGTATCAACACCGGGTTCATTCCCAATTTCAGCAGCACCATTTGGACATGGAGCATATACAAACCCAATTAAAGCAACTGATAATGCAGAATCACTTTTAATACCTGCAGTAACATACCAAACTAATTCTATTGGCAACTCATCATCATCTCCAATTTATTATAGTGGATTTGATTTTGAAACATCCGCTGTTAAATTGGATAATTTACAATATTTGAAACCAATACCGGCTTCAGCTGAAACTGGTTCAAACGTATCATTTGCATTTGATTCTCAATTAGGATATCAAATGACAGGTTCTGCGGCAAGTGATATGGTTAAAAGACAATTTATATTAGCATTCCAAGAAGGATTTGATGGTATGAATCCAACAATCATAAAAGCTAAAGCAGGTGATACTGATTGGGGTAATTCAAATACACAAGGATTCAATTGTGCAACATCATTAACTTCTGGTTCAATTGCATATACAAAAGCAATCAACGCTGTATCAAACGCAGATGAGTGGGATATCAACTTAGTTGTAACTCCGGGTATCATCCGTTCTAAACACCCTGCTATTACTACAAAAGTAATAGATATGGTTGAAGATAGACAAGATTGTTTCTATATTGCTGATTTTGTAGATTACAATGCAACAATTACTGAAGCAACTGAAGAAGCAAACGCAGTAGATTCTAACTACGTTGGAACTTACTACCCTTGGGTTAAAACTGTTGACACTAACACTAACAAATTAACATCAGTTCCTCCATCAGTATTATTACCGGCAGTATTTGCTAGTAACGATAGATTGGCGGCTGAGTGGTTCGCACCAGCTGGTTTGAATAGAGGTGGTATCACTGGAGCAGTTAGTGTGTTGAATAGATTAACACATTCTGAAAGAGATACTCTATATGAGAACAAAGTAAATCCAATTGCGGCATTCCCAGGACAAGGTATTGTAGCATTCGGACAAAAAACATTGCAAGATAAGGCATCTGCTTTAGATAGAATCAATGTTAGAAGATTACTTATTACTCTTAAGAAGTTTATCGCATCTACATCTCGTTATTTAATATTCGAACAAAATACATCTACAACTCGTCAAAGATTCTTAAACACTGTGAACCCTTACTTAGAGGCAGTTCAACAAAGACAAGGACTTTACGCATTCAGAGTTGTAATGGACGAGAGTAACAACACACCGGACGTAATTGATAGAAACATATTAGCAGGACAAATTTTCTTACAACCAGCTAAGACGGCTGAATTCATAGTAATTGATTTCAACATCTTACCAACTGGAGCAAGTTTTAACGCATAATACGAAAATCAATAAAGTAGATATTTATTAATACAAATAAAAGGAATAAAAAATGGCAGAAATATTAGAGTTTGATAAGATGTTCTATACGAACTTCGAACCCAAAATGAAAAATAGATATGTGATGGAGATAGATACTATCCCTTCATATCTTGTAAAGGCAGCAAATAGACCTACAATTCAATTTGAAACCGTAACTTTAGACCATATCAACGTAAAGAGAAAGTTAAAAGGTAAAGGTGAGTGGCAAGATATCACTATCACACTTTATGACCCAATCGTTCCATCTGGAGCACAAGCGGTAATGGAGTGGATTCGTTTAGGACATGAATCAATCACTGGTAGAGATGGATACGCTGATTTCTATAAGAAAGATATTGATTTTTATCTATTAGGACCAGTTGGTGATAAGATTGAACAATGGAAATTGAAAGGTGCATTTATCTCTCAAGCAAACTTTGGAGATTTATCATTTGATTCAAATGAAGTTGCAACAATCGAATTAACACTATCTTATGATTACGCAATCTTAGAATTCTAATCTAAAAATAATAAAAATAAGGGGATATCAAAAGTATCCCCTTTTTTATGCTTTCTAATTTTTTAATTTCTATGTATTTATATATACAAACAAAATAAACATCGTTATGGCAGAAATGACAAATACATCTAAGGTGCAAATGCAAACAGCACCAAAACAAATTGATTTCCCAACGGAAGTTATTGAATTACCATCTCAAGGATTAGTATATCCTGAAGGACATCCTTTAAGAAAGGGTACTTGTGAGATAAAATATATGACAGCACGAGAAGAAGATATCTTAGCTTCTCAAAACCTTATTAAAAAAGGTATTGTATTAGATAAACTATTTGAATCGGTTGTAGTTGAACCTGGTGTAAATACGAATGATATTTACCTTGGTGATAAGAATGCTATTTTATTAGCAACTCGTATTTTAGGATATGGTGCGGATTACGAAGTGGAATTAACTGACCCATTTACATTAGAAACTCAAAAAGTAACTATTGATTTGGGTAAAGTACAAACGAAAGATATTGATACTGATGTATTGAGTTCTACAAATTCATATAAATTCACATTACCTTCAGATGGTAAAGAAATTGAATTTAAATTACTTACACACGGTGATGAGCAAGAAATAACAAAAGAAACTCAGGCATTAGAAAAGTTAAATAAAAATTCACAATCTTCATTTGATGTGACAACTAGATTGAAATATATGATTAAATCGATTGATGGTAATACTGATAGAGGATTTATAAATAGATGGGTTGTTAATGGGTTTTTAGCAAAAGATACTAAAGCGTTTAGAAAGTATGTTAAGGAAATTAGTCCTGATATGGATTTGACATTCCAATTTACATCACAAATAACTGGTGAATCGGAGGCGCTGGATATACCCTTCGGGATTAACTTTTTTTACCCTTCCAACTGATTATAAATCTCAACTTCATTCTCAAATTTGGGAAATGGTTCAATTTGGTAATGGATTCAATTGGTATGAGGTTTACCATATGCCTGTATATCTAAGAAGGTTTTATTTCAATAAATTAATAGAATTAAAGAAAAAAGAAGCCGAAGAGATGAAAAAAGCTCAAAGTAAATCTAAAGTGAGGATGCGTTAATCCTCACTTTTTTATTATACAATATTTATACAATATAAATGGATAAACTATGTCAAAAGAAAAACAACCAATAAAAGAAGGTCTATTCAGTTCGGCAAAAAAATTTACTGATGCATTTTTTGATGGATTGAAACAAAATGCAGTAAATAAAGCATTAGACCAAGCAAAACAAAATAAATTCCCACCCGATGTAATCGATGCCATGGAAAGAATTGAAAAAGAAAGTGATACTCTTAATAAATTAATACAAAAGTATTCAAAATAATTCCATAAATGGCGGAAAATTTAGATAAAGAAAAACAAAAAGCTATATTAGCTTTTGCAAAAGCTAGACAGGAACAAAAGCGCCTTGAACAGGAAGCACTACAAACTGGTGTGGATATGACCGCTCAAATAAAGGCTCAAAGAGATTTGGCAGCTGAGCAACTTAAAGTAGTTAGAAAACTAAATCAAACTAGATTAGATGGATTAAAAAGTGCGGAAAGTTCACTAGGTAGTATGAGTGGCATATATCAAAATCTAAATAAATTTGAAAAAGAAAGAATTAAAAATACATTTACTTCAAAAGATTTAACAATAGAGCAAACCGCTTCATTGAATAAAATGGCTGAAATTAATAGAAGTATTTCTCAATTAACAATAGATGATATAGCCGGTCATGCTGCTTTAAATCAAGAATATAAAGAAATCCAAGCCAGCTTGGGTAATATGAGTGAAGAAGATAAAAAAATTATTGAAAATTTAAAAGAACAAAATACGCTCGCTAGAAATTATGGGAAAATGACAAAAGCCCAAAAGGATTTTTTAGGAAAGCAAATAGCGGTATATGACGGTATAAAGGATACGATAGGTGGTATATTAGAAACTGCAAGCTTATTAACATCTAATTTTAAAGGAGCTTTGGGGGCTGCAATTATTGGAGTTGGGTTTGGTTTGGATAAATGGGGTAAGAGTGTTAGAAGTTTTGGTGGATATGTAGATTCGGCACAAATATCAACATTTGCTTTAGGATTCGCATTTAAAGATGCGGAAGAAACGGCAAAAGGATTATCTAAAGAATTTGGTGGATTAAAAGATGTATCATTTACTACTCAGTTGAATACCAATTTAATGGCAACTAATATGGGTATTAGTGGTGCTGAAGCCGCTAACGTTGTTGGTAACTTTGCAAGAATGAACGATGGGTCTGCTTCAACTGCTATGGATATGGCAGCAACCACAAAAGCATTGGGTAAAGCCGCTGGTGTTCCGATTGATTCTTTAATGAAAGATGTTGCTGGTTCAACAAAAGCATTTGCAGAATATGGTAAGAATGGTGGATTAAACATGTCCATTGCCGCAGTAGCAGCTGCTAAGATGGGTGTTAGTATGGATTCAATGGCCAAAGTAAGTGATAGTTTATTAGACTTCGAAACCTCTATTAATAATGAGATGGAATTGGGGGCTATGATGGGTAAGCAACTTAACTTAGATAGAGCAAGGGGATTGGCATATGAAGGAAATATGACTGGTGCTGTAAAAGAAACATTGAATCAACTAGGTGGTATAGATGCATTTAATAAAATGGATATTTTCCAAAAGAGAAAAGCGGCAGAACTATTGGGATTATCAGTTGATGAGTTCCAAAAGATGGCAGCAAATTCTGATAAGATATCTGAGAATGGTGAAGCTAGTGTTTCCAAATGGAGTACTTTCTGGGAAGGAACTACAGCATTTGTAACTGGACCATTGGCTGGTATGGCTAAAACATTTGGTAGTAGTTTAATAGCAATGGGTCAGATGAGTCCTATGTTGAAAGATATGGGTATTAATATGGGTGGTATGGCCAAACAAGCGTTTGAATGGGTTAAAAATTTAATAAAAGGAAAGGCAATAGCGAAAGTAACCGATTCGGTATCTGGAAAAGCAACCGATGCGATAAAAGATAAAGCTACCAGTGCTGTAAAAGATAAAATGGGTGGTATTGCACAGGATAAAATAAAAGGAGGAGCGACACCAGATCCAGATAAGGCTAATAAAATGGGAAAAATAAATGGACCGGCATTAATACAAGCCGCAGCCGCGATGTTAATTATGGCCGCGGCCCTTTGGGTATTTGCAAAAGCAGCACAAGAGTTTAGTGGTAAGATAGATTGGGGTAATGTATTTATTGGTATTGCAGCGATGGCCGCATTGGGCGGGGTAGCGGCATTATTAAGTTTAGCAGGACCAATGATATTAGTTGGAGCCGCGGCATTATTAGTAGCATCGGCTGCATTCTATGTATTTGGACTTGCTTCACAACAAGTGGCAATTGGTATGAATATGTTGGGACCGGCATTGGGTATTTTTGCAGCAGGTATGGTTGCGTTTGCAGCTGCTCCATATATACAATTTGGAATCGGAATGGCAGCAGTAGCTGCATCTATGCTTGTATTGGGAGCCGCTTCACCATTTATGATATTGGCCGGTGCTGGGTTAAATTCGGTTGGTGGTGCATTAAACGCATTAGCACCAACAATACCAATGATTGTTGAACAAATGGCGGCATTATCTCAAATTAGTTTTTTACCAATTTTAGGACTAGCCGGTTCATTGACAATGTTGGCGGGTGCATTAGCAATGGTGGCTATGGGGGGATTACTTGCACTTCCTATTTTAATGGCATTGAACGGGTTATCATTTTTAACCGGTGGTGGAGAAGGTGGTGGTGGAGGAAAGACGGATAGTACCGCAGAATTAATTAGTGAAATAAAAGGATTGAGAGCGGATTTAAATGCTGGTAAAATATCCGTTCATATGGATGGACAAAAAGTTACATCAAAAATATCAGCTGTGGTTGCTAAAAGTAGTACAAATTCATACGCTAAACAATAAAGATGGGTAAAACAATAGAAGAACTATTTAGGACCAAGGTATTAAGTGATGGTAATACGGCTGAAACGAAATATGATATTCGTAATAGTAAAGATTTGCCCATCACAACACCGGTGGGTGCATTAGGTCTGTCATTTAAAGCGGCAACTGCAATTAGACAAAAGATATCAACAACTAAGGGAGAAAGTAGAATTGAAGAAGAAACAAGTGGATTGAGAATCTTAAATACACTATCAGCGCCAATAACATATGGTACTGATATATTTAGATTTCAAAAGAAATCCACTAGACTTGTTGAAATAATGAAGGATAGTGTTAATACAAATAATTCTCAAGATGCAGGTATTGTTGGCAATCTTCTTAAAAAAGCAGAAAACTTTGGATTAAATATTGCAAGTAAATTGGGTATTGCATTTCCTGAATCAACTATACCAACAAAGATTTCGTTAAACTCAGATTTCAAATCAGGCAAAGAGCCTGATACTATGATTACTCTTGCTAAAATAAAAGGAGATTCAAAAGGTAATTTAGTTGGACAACTTTTAAAAAATAATGCAAAAGGAACTCCAAAACAAATTGGCAACCAAATATTAGGAGCTGGGATAGATTTACTTAAAGGAGAAATAAAGAAAAAATTATTTGGAGCACCTAAACAGGGTGCACAAAATTTAGCAGGTAAAAGTGCAACCGAAGTACAATATGATAGTTCGGGTAAATACTCAGATACAGTAAATGCATCGGATGAAGATATCTATAAAAGAAATGATTTATCGAGTATTCATTTTGAAAAAATAAATGGTAAAAAGCAAACGCAAGCAAATGCGGTAAATAAGTTTTTAGAAAATAGTAAATTAAAAATAACTCCAAAAGATTTACCAATACCTACTCCGAATTTAGGGGGGAAACTAAATTTAGACACATCTAGATTTAATATAGGTGGTAAAATTTCTTCTATAACGGATTCTGTAACAAATAAATTATCTTCGGCTAGAAAGGAAGGTCAAACTTTAATATCAAGCGGAAAGTTAAAAATCGGAGATATAAACCCAGCAGTTCCACCTGAACAAGCATCTACACCAATTATGTATTCAGACACGGTTGATGAGGCACAGACTGATATTACATTAAGACATGATTTATCTTCCAAATTAGATGCCTTAAATGCAGCGACTACAAAAATGAATACAAGTGAAACAGCAGCGGAAAGACAAGCGGTTACTATTAACACTTATTCATCTAGGAAAGATGGACAGACACCTAAAGTAAGTTTAAAATCAAAATATGGTATTGATAGTAATGGTCAATCTGATTTTGTAAATGAAAAAACTCAATATAAAGGTGATACATTAAAAATAGGAGCCGATACATTGGATGATTATGATTTTATAACTTTAAAATTTACATCAATCGGCAAAGGGCGATCTGTAAATTTTAGAGCAACTCTATCTGGTATTACTGAAACCACAACGCCAAGTTGGGATTCAGCTAAATTTATTGGTTCACCATTTCCATATTGGACTTATACTGGTATAGAAAGAAGTGTATCTTTTAATTTTAAAGTATATTCAACTACGCCATTACAGCATATAGCGGCTTGGCAACGATTAAACTTTTTAACATCACTGGCATATCCACAAGGATATAACGGCGATATAGCTGTTGTGGCACCGTTTATTAGGATTACTATTGGTAATTTATATAAAAATAAAACATGTTTTATTTCACAACTTTCATATACAGTTGATGATAATGGTACTTGGGAAGTTGGGCCTATTGGAATTGATGATAAGGCTAAGTTTGAAATAAATGGTGAATCGACTACAATAGATAATTATAAATTACCTAAAATCATAGATGTGAGTGTAACATTAAACTTAATAGAATCTAGAGGTAATACGGAAGCCGGATATTTGTATGGATTTGATAAATTACCAAGACAAGTTTATAAAGGAAAAGATAAAGATGGTAAAGAAACAACTAGAATATTAAGTAGCGAAACCGCAATTCCTAAAGCTGAAGCTGCGACCGATGCGAATTCAAAAACAAGTACCGCACAAGCGGCCGCCCCGGCAAATACAACACTTCCAAAAGCGGATACTGTATCGGTGGCTGCAAAAGTAAATAATCCGGCACAAGCAACCACACCGGCTCAAACAAATACTCCCGCTATTGAAAACTCGGCTGGAGTGGATGTACCAGCGCCACCTAGATATATGGTTAGGGCACGATTAAATGACAATTCGACTAAGCTTACTGGAAGAATTGCAGCAAATGGGAGAATAGAGTATGATGAAGATTACCCATTAAATTTTACTTATACATATAATGGTCAACAGTGGAGCGGTGTTGATGCGGTTAAATTAAAATTAATAGATGATTGTAGAAAGGGATGGACCGCAAGAAATGGTAAATATTGGGCAAAGAGTGAAAATATAAGTTAAGCGTATGGAAAGTAGATATTATAATTTAGAAACTAAAAAAACTCACGATGGTAGAACGGTGTATAGACCAAAAATATATCCTAATATTCCATTGAGAGATGATGATGTATATGTAATGACCGAATTGGGTGATAGATTGGATACGTTAGCATTTCAATATTACGAAGACCCAACTCTTTGGTGGATTATAGCATCTGCAAATAATATACATGATGCTCCTCTAGGATTTCCAGAAGCAACCGTATTAAGAATTCCGTTAAACTATATAGCGATAGTAACTGATTTCACAAAATAATTAAATAAAGTTTATGTCAGCATTTCCAAATTTCTCAAATATTGCAGATTACGTTCAAAACGAACTAGCTCTTAGAAAAGGGGATATTTATAAAGTATCCAACTTAAATGCTTGGGTTAGAGTTGCATCCGGTGTAGGTGGCGGCTGTCAAATACTATCAAATCCAAATTGGGATTTATTTGCAAACTACCCATCTATATATGGTAGTGGTACTATGAGTGGTACAATAGGGCTTACTTGGTCTAATAATTATATTATTGCCAGTGGTGAGTTTCATGGATTTAGACCTAAACCAAATATAACATCAATTGAAATAGACGAAGGTGCTGGTGCACTTTCTAGAAAAGCAACATTTTCAATAACCTGCTATACAAGAGCACAATTAGATACTGTGTGTAAATACTATTTAGAACCTGGATATACAATATTTTTAGAATGGGGATGGAACACTGCAAACGGTGTATCCGGATATACTAAAGAATTAAATGGTGATAGTGTTGGTCAATTTCAATCATTTGATGCGGTTAATGAAAAACGTAAATCAGCTGGTGGTCATTATGATAATTATTTGGGATTTATAACAGGTGGAAGCGTTGCTATGAGTGGACAAGAATGGACAGTGACTGTAAAATGTACGGGATTTACAGAACTACCAGCATTTCTTATGGCAGCGGATAACGTTGAACCGGCTAATGGTGAAACCACAACTACGAAAACTTATGAATCATATGAAATAGATTTTGAAGCAGATTTTGGTAAACAGAGATTTAAGCAAGCATTTAATAGATTGGCAACAAATAAACAAAGTGTTGATGTTGCTGATACTTTAATACAAGATGTTATTACTGCATCTCCTTTGAATTTTATAAATGTTGATGAAAATGTAAAAGCTAAAATGAACAGCCAATTATCGGGGACTAGTTTTTTAGGTTTTAAATTTGGAGGAGGGGCCAAGACAAAAGATGAAGGAAAAACCGCAACCGGTAAAAAATCAACAACGTCAAAAACTGTGGAGATTCCAGACGGTACGGAATTAATTGGTGATGCGGGATTTATAAAGTTTTCGGCATTATCTGAAATTTTGAGTAGAATTGGATTTCAGGCATTTAAAGTAGGTCCTAAAATAGTTAGTGTAAGGGTAAATACAAAAAATACCGTATGTAGTGCATTTCCAAAAATATTTAGTACCGATAAAAGTAAACTATTTATACCAAACCCAAACACCCCTAAATTTTCATTACTCCAAGCATCAGAAGGGATTACTCAAAAAGATTTTACTAACATTATTAATAATTCAATATCATATGAACAAAAAAAAGTATTATTCCCATACGATAAAGATATAAAATTCGGTAATGTTGAAGGCAAAGGGCAGATACAATATGGGAAAGATACAACTATTGAACGAATAAATAAAGATGCATTAACGTATGGGTTTTTAGATGACCTTTATATAAATATGGAATTTGTTAAAGGTATTATGGAAACAAAGAATTTTTCTATAAAAGATGCGTTATACCAACTATTGAATGGAATATCTTCTGCAGCAGGGGGTATTTGGGATTTTCAAATTCAAGAACAAAGTGCTCCTGAAGATACTACCGAGTTGGTTGTAGTTGATATGAACATGGCACCACAATCTTCCACAACGCCATATCAATTTTCATTATCCGGTGTACAATCCGTTTTTATGGATGCGGCATTGGATTTAGATATTAGTGGTGCAAAGATGAATCAGATAATTGGAAACCGATTAGGACAAAAAGTTAATGGAAGTCAAACTGATATAAAAAGTAAGAAAAAAGGTCTTTTTTCTGATTCGGATGATTTGGTTTTAAAAAGTATAGAAGCTAAACGTGGTGAACCAAATGATGCTACACCAGTTTTAAAAAATAAAAGTAAAGACGAGATTAAAAAAGATAAAGAAGCAGCTGCTGAGAAAGCCAAAGAAAAGGCAATGCAGATGTTTTTAAGTAAAATTGGATACGCACCAAAAATTGAGTTAAAAGACAATTCTGATTTTACGAAACCACTTGAGGAAATGACTTACATTACGGCATATAATGACCAATTGGTATTTGAGGCATTGAAAAATGGACATGATAAAGTAAGTGAACAAAATGGAGTATCCGCATTGATGCCAATTAAATTTAGTTTTACGATGCATGGTATTAGCGGTATTAAAAGGGGCGATAAATTTACAGTAAGTGGAATTCCAAAAGCGTATGAAGAAACGGGATTCTTTCAAGTAACATCCGTAAAACATACAATTACAGATATGCTTTGGAAAACCGAAATAACAGGTGGGTTTAGATTAAATAAACCTAAAGCATAATAAAATGAATATAGATAGATACAGTGAAATATCAAATAATGGTAGTACTTTTGATGAAAAGGTAATATCCGCTCATATACCAACACCAACTGAATTGGATTATAATAGAGGCTATATTGTGCGATATTTTATTCAAAAAGCAAATGATTCAAAATCTAGAATAGTTGAAGTGGATTATATTGGGTATAAAAAATTTGTAGGAGATGTGTTTTATACCGCAGCTACCTTAGATTGGAAAATAAAGGGAAACGATGCGGAAATAACTGAGTGTAATTTTAAATCAATAAAGACCGTTATTAATAAAATACCATTAATACAATCATATCTTCCTAATTTAAAGCAATTTAAAAAGAAAACCGATTTGGTAGTTTCGGAATAATTTCGTATATTTACATAATCATATGGGGATGCCATGGAATTGATTGCAATGAGAATGGTAGTACCACACGTAGACCGAAGTACTAGATGTCTTTAAATCTGTACAAAACAATAACTGACGAAATGTCAACTATGACCTTTGATTCTATGATGGAATTCATTGGGGCTTCTGAGTACGCATACGCTGCTTAGTTCATTCCGCATCACTCGTGGA